CTAGAAAAGCAAAGAGTGATGTATACTAGGTTGTCTCTTTCAGACGACCCCAAAGCTGTTGAGATGAAAGAGAACCTACGCAAGTCAGTTGCCCTGATGGGATTCCCACCAGAAACTGATATGAATATATTATTTGGTAGTATGACTAAAACCATTGAGTCTCTCAAGCAATTCATTGACAAGTGAGACCGTCTTTGCTATACTATCCAAGTAAATCCAAAACATCCAATTTACCCAACAAATCCAAAATGAGCTTTTCTGATCTTAAAAAACAATCCAAACTTGGTTCCCTGACTGCTAAACTTGTCAAGGAAGTTGAAAAAATGAATAATGGCGCATCATCTGGCGATGATCGTATCTGGAAACTCGAATGTGATAAGAGTGGCAACGGTTATGCCGTCATTCGTTTCCTTCCTGCTCCTAACGGTGAAGATCTGCCGTTTGTGAAACTGTACTCTCATGCCTTCCAAGGTTCTGGTGGTTGGTATATTGAGAACTCTCTGACCACTCTGGGTCAGAAGGATCCTGTGTCGGAACTAAATTCTGAACTCTGGAACAATGGTACTGATGCTGGTAAAGAGATTGCCCGTAAGCAGAAGCGTAAACTGACTTATGTAAGCAACATCTATGTTGTAAAGGATCCATCTAATCCCCAGAACGAAGGTAAAGTCTTCCTTTATAAGTTTGGTAAGAAAATCTTTGATAAGATTACTGCTGCAATGCAACCTGAGTTTGAAGACGAAACTCCTATTGATCCTTTTGACTTCTGGCAAGGTGCTAACTTCAAACTGAAGGCAAAGAACGTTGCTGGTTATCGCAACTATGACTCCAGTGAGTTTGCCGCACAAGGTGCTCTACTGGACGATGATGATGAGATGGAAGCAATCTGGAAGAAGCAGTATTCTCTTGCTGAACTCGTTGCTCCCGATCAGTTCAAGACCTATGATGAACTGAAAAAGCGTCTTGAGTATGTACTGGGTTCCAAAGGTTCTCGTCGTGTGGACGAAGAAGTTGCAGAAGAAGAGACCTATTCTCGTGGTCCTGCGAAGGAACTTGATGATGATCTTCGCACCGAACTCAAGAATCTGACTCCTACTCGTTCTTCTTCTTATGATGAAGACGATGAAGATGATACTCTGAGTTACTTTGCAAAGTTGGCAGAATGATACTTTAGGGATTTGATGCTCTAGTATTTTCAGTTCTGATTAATTTATTATCCACATATTGCGATGATTTATCATAAGTCATCGCTTTTCTTGTATCTGTAACTACTTGTTGTAGATATCTTGGTTTAAGGACATAGATACTACGCTTTTCATTATTTTTTAAGACTTCATATTCATAGTTGCTCACACCAATTACTGGATTTTTTTGAATAAGAACAGTATTTTTTACTTTAAAAGTTAAAGTAGATCCCTGAGATATACTGGTAGGAATTGGTGAAAATAAATTAATTTGTTTAGTATTATTGGTAATATTATCAGTAAAAGATACAACAGGTATATAAGTCCCATTTATTACCAATTCATCTCCAACAGTAACATTAATGTTTGTCAAATTGACCGTGATTGAAGATGAATTAATATCAGAACTTTGAGTAGTAATTTGAGTATAACTTATTCTATTTAAACTATTACTGTAATTTTTTTCAACTTCTGCATAAACAAATGAAAAATCTTTATCTACAACTTTACCTGCAGGAAGAATTAACCTACCCTTACTATCTCTAACTTCAGTAGTTTCGTAATGATGAACAGCATTTAAATCTGTCCCATAGATTGACTCCGCATAATCATAGACCTCTTTATCAGAAAGTGGCCATTGGTCCCTAACTCTTGTAATACCTGAACTTACAAGAACTACCCAATCATATTGAGTGCTTCCATAAAGTTCTTCTGCTACTGTTTCTGGACGAGCACCATCTACAATCTGATACTTATCGAAGATTGTAAAGACATTTTGTAAATCGTCACGAAGTTTTACACGACGAAATAGATTCTTAACAGTCAAATACTCATCAGATGCTTTGCGGTCTGATAAGAATGATTGGTATTCTAGATTTGGTAATTCTCTAAAGTAAGACATTAGTATCCAACTCCTGTTGCTCCTGGACCCTTATCATAATCTTCTGCAAAGATTGGTGTAAGTTCTTGGAAATTTAAAGTCATAATCATATGAACTGGAGTAGCATCTGCATAAGTTGCATAAGTTCCAGAACCAGTATAATTAACACTCATACCTTTGAGAGCACAAATTTTAAACTTATTTAAGAATGGATGTGGATTTGCACCACTCATATATTGAATTCTAAAGACATTTGGTGCAGTTAAAAATAATCCAGCAGCACCTTCAAATGCCGCCCCCTTTTTAACTGCACTGTTGATTTTAAATGCCCTAATAATTTCTTTAATTTCTTTCGATTCTTTTTCTGAACGTGGAACCATATCAAATCCAAAAGTAAAACCCGGTCTAAAAGTTAATCCTTGAAATATAAGTTCGATATTTGAGTTTGCTACAATCCCACCAATCCTAGATGAAAGTTCTCCTGGTTTTATACTTGAATTGAAAAGAGTATTCACTGCTAATCCTATTGCTCCTGCTTGTATTCTTTGTTGAGCGGTTCCAGATTTTGCTGCTTTAGTAACCTTTTCCGTCAGATCTTTAATTTTTTGTATTCCTTCTCCCATTGAACTGGTTTTTAAAAGTTCAGCACTAGCACTAATTAATCCGGAGCTAATTGGATTAAAACCACTCTCACCCCACTGAGCACCATTACTATCCCCTATTCCATCTGGAATAGGAAGAATGATTGTTTTTATGGGAACTTTTTTGCCATAATCTACATCATCAGAAGTTGCTAAAGCCAAAGAACCTGGAGAAAATCCAAGACCAGGTGCTTGATAGTCTAAAATATCAATCTTTAAATAATCATCAGATTTATCAAGTTTCTTTAGTGGATATCGTAGTGGCTCAGACATTTATGTTTTCTAATTATTTAGTTCTAATGTTACTAAAAGGCAGTCTTCGCAAATCTTCAATTTCCGTATTATAAACCTCATACATTCCTCCAGCAATTTCATCCCATGTATATTGTCTAGATTCTCCCCAATGATAATTTAACCCTTTAAATCCCCAGTTGAATACATTAGTTACAGCAACAAGAGGATTCTGATCATATCTTATGCCAGTGGTTTTAGCATTATAAACAAAGATATAAAACTTACCAACTTTTGGAGGTTCTTTACTTTCGGACAAAATATCCATTAATTCAATCATTAAGTCGTCAGAATTTTCTGTTCCAATAAGTTTTTTTACTAGAGGACTGATACGATTTATTTTTCCCCTATCTTTTAGAGTCTTTCTCGGCATTACTTAATACCCAGTTCGTTTTCTGTGATTACCTTGAACTCATATCCTCTATCAGCACACCATTCTTTTGCTGCTTCCCACTTTGATTGATTTTTAGCATACTCATAAACCTCACGAATATAATTCTTTGTCTGCCTTTGAGGTTTTGGTGGCGGAACAGTTTGTTTTTTAGGTTTGATTTCGATCATATATTTTTTAATTGAACCATCAGATTCTTTGACTTTTATGAGAAAGTCTGGGAAATATCTATGAATCTTACCGTCTAATGGTGAACGGTATGGAATGCATTTTTCTTCAGATTCCCAAGATATAATTTTTTCATTTAAGTCACAATAAACACAAAACTTTCTTTCCCATAGAGACCTATAAATGATATTTGTGGGATCTCCATTATACTTTTGAGGAAATGAAGGTTGATATTTTCCCTTGTAAGACATCTAAATACTTATAACATAAGACTCGTATAAGGTATTTAGAGTGGCTATTAAACGCAGAATATCTGATATAAAACCACTATTAACAAATCTTGCCCAATCTTCACACTATGAAGTTCAATTTGGTGGATTGCCAGATCAATTAAAAGATTATCTTCGTAAAAGAGGAGTTACATCTAGATTTGTTGTGGGTGATGCTGGATTGCTATGTTATTCCGCTTCTCTTCCCACCTCCCAATTGAATGTAAAAATGGTTGATGGAAACTATATGGGAGTTCAAGAAAAGTTTGCCTATAGTAGAAGTTATAGTGAAATAACACTTGAATTTTATGTTGATAGTAAATATAAAACTCTTAAATTTCTAGAATCCTGGATAGAATTTATTGCGAGTGGGTCGCATAATAATATTAATGGTGTTTCTCCAGCAGTTAGTCAAAATGAAGAAAATTA